GTTCCCTATTAAGGGGCGATCTCCTTGATGAAACTGAAACAATAGAAGAACCACCTAAAAATGATAACACTGACAGCATCTAGCGGAAGTGGCACTTGGGAGAACCCCGATGCCGGAGAACATTCAGCAGTCCTTTGCGACGTAATATTAAACAAGAACGAACAAACCAGTTTTGGAGAGAAAGATCAGTTGTATCTTGTATTCCAATTGGAATCGACAATGGCAGACGGCAGGCGGCATTCGATCCGCCGTAAGTTCACTGCCTCCTTAAATCCCAAGGCCAACCTCAACAAGTTCCTAGCCAAGTGGCGCGGCAAGCCGATTGCCGATGGGGAGAGCATTAATTTCAAAGGCATGATCGGCATTGGATGTGTCCTTGAGATCGAGCATTCAGAGGGCATGGACGGGAAGATTTGGGCCAACATTGACCGTGCAAGGGCATTGGCTAAAGGCGACTGGATCAAGGTTAATAAGGACTATGACCCCCAACGAACCCGCGATTCCATCGCTGATAAGAATCCCGGTTCCACCATCGCGGAAACCACTGAGGCTGCAAAGCCTGAGAAGAAGAAACCCGCGCCCAAGAAACAACTCAACGTCTCGTCCGCCTCGGATGAGGATGATGTGCCGTTTTAGTTAATCTGGGCGCAGCCGGGAAGCATGGCGACCCTCCTTGGGCTGACTACACGTCAGTTATCTTCAGCCTACCCGGTTGCGTCCTTTTTCAATGAAAAAGAAAAAGAAATTTACAATGGATAAAGCCACCGAACTCGGCGCACTCATCATTGCACTCTCACCGATTGCATTGGCGATGTTCCTGATACTGAAAGCCTGCCAATGAAAACCATAGCCCAACAAAAGAAAGTAAAGATTTTGCCGTATGAGCAGAAGAGCCGACCTGTTCCGATCTTCTTTGACATAGAAACCGGCCCGCTCCCCGATGAAATACTCGACGAGATTGAGCCGGTCTTTGAGCCGCCCAAGACACTGAAAGATCCTGAGAAGATTCGTCAGGCAATTGCCGAGAAGGCGCGAACCTGGAGGAGTAAGGCGGCACTCTCCCCGTTAACCGGCCAGGTACTTGCGATTGGCCTGCGTAAAAAGGGCAAGACCCAGTTCCTGCTGGGCGATGAAAAGAAGTTGCTGCGGAAGTTCTGGAAAATCTTCCTGACCACCCAGCCTGCTGAGTGGGTCGGACATAACTGCAACTCATTCGACGTTCCTTTCCTGGTCAGGCGCAGTTGGTTCCACAGCATCAAGATCCCTCCAAAAGTCATGGGATTTCGTGGACCCAATTACGAGAAGTTTACCGACACGATGGTGGCCTGGGGCTGCGGTGCATACGGACCGGAAGGACGCATCTCACTCGACAACTTCGCCAAGTACCTTGGAGTGGGAGAGAAGAACGGAAGCGGCGAACACTTTGCCGAGATGATTCAGGTCAACGAGAAGGAGGCACTGGAGTACCTGGAAAACGACCTGATCCTGACCCAGAAGATCTTCACCAAGATCAAGGGGGAAATAATATGAGTCCGCTGGCGAGGGAAATCATGGCAGTGGCGTGTGGGGTTTTTGATATCACCGAGGAACAATTCCTGTCACGGCGCAAAACGGAGCATATTGCTGAAGCACGCTGGTGCTGCTGGTTGATTCTGCGGGAGGTTGGCAATCAACCCTTTATTGAAATCGGCCATGAGTTTGGCCGGTACGATCACGGCACCGTCATCCACGGTTGCAGGAGATTGAGGGAACTCATCCCCATCAATGCCGCTGTTCGGACACGGTTTGATGCGGTTAAGAAAATCCTGCTCAGTAAAGATACCTTCTGGCTGAAGGTGAGGCAGCAGGTCGAGGAGAAGCTGGAGGTGGAAGCGTGACGCTCCCGGCAAACGTCAATCTTGGTTTCACTGAAATGATTCAGGCGGCACTCGTCGGTGTGATGCGGCAGACTGAGAATAAAAAGAACAACCTGCACCCCGCCCACGGTGCAGGCACCCACAATGAGTGGCAACTGAACATTGAGGGGGCAATGGGTGAGTGTGCGGTGGCGAAGTTTCTCAACAAGTATTGGTGCGGCACGGGAACCTTTGGCGGCACTGATGTTAGCGACATGGATGTGCGTTGCACGCAGGGGCATGGCAACCGATTGATACTCCATAAGCGTGATGACGATAACCGGATGTTCTGGTTGGTGACCGGGCGCAACGGGGATTATCGGGTGCAAGGCTGGATCATGGGGCGTGACGGCAAACAGGAAAAGTATTGGGAAGACCCCCAGGGAACCGGGAGGCACGCCTATTTCATACCACAGGAGGACTTGAATGGACGATGAACATGACCATGACATGAACAGGGAGGAACTGGAGGGAAATCCACCGACCTGCAAGGAATGTAACGGCAGGGGATACCTGACCGTGGAGACTGATGGTGGCGGGCCTGCGTATGCCTGTCCCGATTGTGGAGAGGTTAATGGATAAAGGAGACTAACAATGGAAGACAAACACCAAAAAGAGATCGAGAGACTAAAAAAACGCGTCAAGACACTGAATGCCAAGCTGAAGAAGAGCCTGGAAACCGCAGACTACTTCTTCAAGGCGTGTTCGAAGGCAACGCACGAAAACGAGTTGCTCAAGAAAATGCTGAAGGAGTCCTACAGGGGGGAACAAAACCCGTTGAGGGAGAGACTGCAACGATACTTCCTTCACGATGGAGATTGACAATGGAAGATAAACACCAAAAAGAGATTGAGAAGCTAAAGAAGGCACTAAAGGCGTCCAGGGAGAATTATCGTTGCCAGAAAAATATGAAGGAGGCCGAACAAAGGTACTCGCGGGATCTACTTTGTAGGCACCAAATGGAACAGGTGAAAATGGTTCACCTCAAGGAGTTGTTGGTCGAGGTCTGTGCGGATTACTCAGCACTTATGGTCACGAATAAGAAACTCAGGCAGCAAAGTGGAGATTGATCAACTCAAGCAGATCCTCCCCCTCCCCGACCTCATGGAGCGGATGGGATTTGGTGAACACGCAGTAGCATCCTGCTGCTCACCCTTCAGGGAGGATAAGAACCCCAGTTGGGGCATCTTCCAGCGGGATGGTATCTGGTTATGGAAGGATCACGGCACCGACCAGGCAGGTGATGAGATCACCTTCATTCAGGAAGCACTGAATCTGTCCAAGGGCGCAGCAATCAAGCACTACCGCAGAATGTGCGGGATTGAGACGGTTGAAGCTAAAATAGTGATGAGCGACCAGACCGTGGACTGGCAGGCAGCAGTGGATGCCTTCACACCCCAGGCAGCATCCCACCTCCAGCAGTGGCGCGACTACTCGCCCACCTTTGTGCAGTGGCTCAAGGATAACAGGTTGGTCGGCATCATTAACTCCCGGCTCGCCTTCCCCATCCAGCATAACCCCGCAACCCACCTAAACGGTAAGACCGATGGCGCACATCTCCTGAATCGGGACAGGAACGGGTGGAGTGTCCTGGGCGGTAAGACCATGCCGCTCCTGATTGGGGAGAATACAGTCAACGCTTTTGTGTTTGAGAGTCAGTGGGATGCCTTTGCGTGGATGGACAGAATTGAGTGGTATAAAGACATGGCAGCCACCTCCTGTGTACTCATTACCCGAGGTGCGAGTAACGGTAGGCTTGTTCACGGCTTATTGCCAAGTACAGCCCGAGTCTACCTGCTCCCCCAGAATGATCCCCTTGATGAGAAGGGTGAATCCCCGGCAACCAAGTGGGTTCAATCCATTGCCAAGCTACATCCACGCTGCCTGATAGTGGCTACCCCGCCGGAGTACAAGGATCTTAATGAGTGGACTACCAGTGGCGCAACCAAGCAGGACTTGGTGACCGCAGGGGACGAGGCAGAGGTGTATGTGGACCCAGATGCCCCCATCCTCCCCAATGCATTCCTTTGGCCTGACCTACTCACCTTCAAGTCTTCCGAGGACGAAGCATCCATACTCGGTAACCGCTGGCTTTGCCGGGGCAGTTCCTGCGTCTGGGTCGGTGGCTCGGGCCTTGGCAAGTCAGTCCTCTCCCTCCAGGCAGCCATGCACTGGGCAGCAGGGCAACCCTTCTTCGGTATAGCACCCAAGATGCCCCTTACTAGCCTCATAATAGAGGCTGAGAACGATTTCGGGGACGTTGCCGAGACCGTGCAGGGTGTAAAGACAGGATTGCTCTCAGCGCAACCTACGCTCGATTTCGATCAGGTCACTGAGAGGGTGAAGATATGCCGACTGGTCAATGTCACGGGGTACGACTTCATTATTCAGGTCAGGGAACTGATCGCCGACCATCAACCCGACCAGTTGTGGATTGATCCCTTACTCTGCTACCTTGGGGGTGATATTAACTCGCAGGAGGAGGTTGGTGAGTTTGTCAATCACCTGGGCGAACTTGCCCTCTCCACCGGCACCATCATCCACCTCATCCACCACACCGGCAAGCCCAAGACTGCCAAGGATACCCGTGGAATGACTGCCGCTGACCTTGCATATGCCGGTATAGGGTCCAGCGTACTCACCAACTGGGCAAGAGCCATTATGGTCCTGCAAACAGTGAGGGGTGAGGAGGGTATATTCCAGTTAACAGCCGCAAAGCGGGGTAAGCGGGCCAATTTACAGCACCCAAAGCATGAATTATCCGCTTTATCCATCTATTTGCAGCATTCTGCCGAGGGATTATGCTGGATTCCCAGCGATTACGAGCCAGAAGAGTCATCAGTTGGCCGCAACAAGGCAGAGATCCCCTTTACCCGCATCAGGGAAGTCATCCAGCAGGGAAGCCGAACCAAGAACGGAGTCGCTGAACTACTCGCCCAAGAGTTCAATGTGGCGACCAAGACAGCGTCCAGAAGGCTAGATAATCTCATCGAAAACAACACCGCTGGGACCAACCAGGAGGGTGACTTGATATGGAAGTGTTAAAAGTAGGTGTCCAACCATTTTGTCCAACATTTGTCCAACCCAAATTGCACTTTCTAACTATAAAATGACGTTTTTAGGAATGTTGGACAAAATGGAAAATGTATTTTGTCCATCATTTTGTCCAAGTGTTGGACAAAACACCCCCCCCTATAGGGGGGAGGTGTGTTTTGTCCAACTGTCCAATGTCCAATGGAGAGAGAGCATAAGAAGTGAGATATAACCTCCCTTCCTGGTCGAGAAGGGGAAGGGGTTATTCCACACCATTCATGGTTGACAGAAAAAGATGCGAGATA